TTATAAATTGTTAAGTGCATCAACAATATCTTTTTTTGCCTTTTTAGTAACGTGATTATATATTTTAAGAGTTACTTTTGCATCAGAATGTCCAACTCTTTCCATGATGGATTTTAATGGCATACCGAGTTCCGAGAGAAGTGAAACATGAGAATGCCTAAAAAATATGAGATGAAATTTCTTTGTCGATACGATTCGCTTTTGCAGCTTCTTTTAATTTCAAATTAAATGAGTTCAATACTAACGGATTCCCTCTACTTGATAAGAAAATATAGTCATCATCCTCAGCAGAGAAATGAATTAAATCGTANCAAAAATAAAAACCTGTTTTATAGCAGGTTCTTTTTTATAAATTGTTAAGTGCATCAACAATATCTTTTTTTGCCTTTTTAGTAACGTGATTATATATTTTAAGAGTTACTTTTGCATCAGAATGTCCAACTCTTTCCATGATGGATTTTAATGGCATACCGAGTTCCGAGAGAAGTGAAACATGAGAATGCCTAAAAATATGAGATGAAATTTCTTTGTCGATACGATTCGCTTTTGCAGCTTCTTTTAATTTCAAATTAAATGAGTTCAATACTAACGGATTCCCTCTACTTGATAAGAAAATATAGTCATCATCCTCAGCAGAGAAATGAATTAAATCGTACTGTTTTCTCTCTTCGATTATTTCTATAGCCCTATCTGGCAAGTCAACTACACGGAAACTGGTAGAAGTCTTAGGCGATGTTTTTTCAGCTTCTGTAATACTTCGCATAAAGCTATCAAGCGTTCCCTCAACTCTTATTGAACCGTCATGATAGTTATTCCACTTTAAAGCTTGAAGCTCTCCATATCGCAAACCAGTGAGCCATAGGAACTCTGATATCCTAGAATGAAGCAAGCATCTTTTTTTATTAGCTAAATATGATATTATTTTTTCGGCTTCATCTCGTTCAAGATATTTGTTCTCCACCTTTTCACGCTGTTTATTTTTATCCTCTATTTTAAGAGCTATTTCAGTATCTTTTACAGGATTATTTGATAAATATTTTCGACTGATTGCAAATTTAAAAATTGTTGAAAGCAATGCTCGAATTTGACTAGTGTAATTATAAGAGTATGTCCCAAATGTATACATTTCATCAATGAGTTTAGTTATCAGTTTTCCATCAATATTTTTTATAAGCATATCATCAGAGATTACCGCATGTATCCTTTTTAAATTACCGTCAACTTGTTTCCAAGTTTTTCTCTTGTTTTTTGCCTGGTAGTAAGGGAACCATTCATTCAGGAGTTCGCCGAAAGTTATATTTTTTTGAGCTGGGTCAGTAGTGGTGATATCTTCTATTTTTTCAGATAAGAGTTTTATCGCTTGTTTCTTAGCTTGTGGTGTATCTTTTTCTAGAGTTACACTTGCAGTCTTTGTTTTCTCAGAATACGGGTCAATATATCTCTCACAATACTTAAATTTTCCATTTTTTAAGGTAACTACCCACATAATTTTATCCTTTCTAAAAATGCCCACCTAATCAAAGGTTGGGCTTTTTTTAATAATCTTGTTCTACTTTGACTAATCTACCTTCTATTACAGCTGGATTGTACTCATCAGCATATTGAATCGGATAATCAGGGTTTAATGGTTCAAGTCTTAAACAGAGAGGATAGCCATTTTCATCATATTCATAGAAGACGCATTTTAGAGTTGCTTCGTTATCGTCTATGAAGCGAACAGCTCCGATAGAACCTTCTGAAAGGTCAGGGTCTTGCAGTATTAAAGCGAAAGAACCGTCATGTATTTCTGTTTCCATGCTTTCGCCTTTAACTCTAAGCCAAAATATATCATCACGGCCAGCGTATTTACCATAAACAGGGCGCATACCTTCAAAATTTTGTTCGGACAGAATTGGAGTTCCTGCTGCGATTTCTCCTATAACAGGGGCGTAACCTTCTTTATTAGGGTCATAAGGAACAATATTGCTGATTTTATCGAAATCAACTTTATTAGAGAAGAAAGATAAACGTTTCTTTTTGATTTGCTCGTCTAACTGATTGGTTGCAGTATCAAGAACTATTTTCTGACGTGGTTCTTCGAGTTGTGAACTGATTTTATTTATTTCGGATAGAATAGAAGATGTTTCTGAATACTTTTCCACTAAATCAGATTTATCTACTCCAAAATACCGAGACATTAACTCTATTTTATCAATTCTTGGGTATGTTTTTGCATTAACCCAATCCAAAACAGTAGTATACTTAAAACCCATAATTTCGGAGAACTCTTTAACATTTAAGCTTTTTTTAGATAAATGCCGTTTTATGTTCTCGGACATTATTTCTTTGTTTCCTAAATCTTTTGTTTTCATATTCGTATTATACGGGCAAACCGTAAAAAAAGCAAGTAAACACTATAATTATAAAATAAAACTAAAAAAAGAAAGTTTTTTATTGACAAGTACGGTTTAACCGTGTTACAATAAACTCATAAAGTCAAACAAGCGAACAATCATGGAGCATTCAGTACGGCAGACGGAACAGGCTCAAATGACGGTACACGACGTATCCACCGCGACGTAAGTAGCAAGTTTGGCAAATAAAAAGCCCCAGAGGGGCAGAAAGGAGCCAGTATGGCAGAGAAAACACCAGTAACTTATACATTGTTGCAATTACGAACTGGTAAACGTTGGACTCAAAAAGAAGCAGCTAAAAAGCTAGGCGTATCTGAATCTACATTATCAAAATGGGAGAATGCCATTAGATTTCCAACAATGGATCAAGTTTGGGTAATAGAAGATACCTATGAAGTACCATTAAGTGGTATTAATTTTTTACCAGAAAACACGGTTAAACCGTATAAAAATAAACAGGCTAGTTAGAAAGGCTAAAAAATGAACGAATTACAAATTACAGAATTAAATGGTCAACGAGTTTTGACTACTCAACAAATTGCCGAAGGATATGGAACTGATTCAGCGTCAATCACAAAAAACTTTAATAATAACAAATCTCGATTTAAAGAAGGGAAACATTTCTTTTTATTACAAGGTGCTGATTTAAAAGAATTTAAGAACAACATCCAAAATTTGGATGTAGTCGGAAATCGAGCACCTAAACTTTACCTTTGGACAGAAAAAGGAGCGTTGCTTCATGCGAAATCTTTAGGAACTGATGAAGCTTGGGACATGTACGATATTTTAGTTGATACTTATTTCAAAGTTCAAGAAGAAAAGCAATTACCTCAAACTCCTGAACAACAAATCGCATTACTCGCTCAAGGTAACGTGAACTTGAATAAAAAAGTCGAACAAATCGAAAATTCAGTTCTTGATTTGACTGACCGATTCGGACTTCCTTCAAATAAAGCTAAAGTTTTGCAAAAGAAAGTAGCAAGCAAAGTTTATATGTTTACTGGCGGTAAATATTCAAATGCTCATAAGAAATTAGGAGCTAAGGTATTCAGAGAGTTTTATAAAGATTTGAATAACCGCTTCGATGTTGTGAAATATAGCGATATTCCATTAAGCCGTTATGACGAAGCAACAGAATATCTTGATATGTGGCAACCATCTTTCAATACAACGCTTGAAATTCGTGGATTGAACTCACAAACTAGCTTTGACTTTGAAGCTTAGAAAGGAAACAGAAATGACTACAATCGGAAAAGTTAAGATAGTTGAAATCGAAGATGGACCATTCATGACAGACGGAGAAATTGCTAAGTATCTGTATAAGACAGAAGTGTTAGATGAAAAAGGAAATATTGACAAAAAGTCTAATGCTTATCTTCGGGCGCAAGGTAATATCAAAAAATTTGCTGATAATGCTCCTGATGGTTTCGTGATTGATGTTGACGGACGACTTACTCACTTGATTGCCTTCTTAGCATGGTCAATTTGGAACAAGAAGTATCGAGGAATGTCTAGAGCGCCTAAGTTTATTGATTATTTCACAGAAAATAAAAATACACTAACTTCAATTCTATAAAGGAGTTACTCATGACCTACACATACATAGTCAACCCTGAAACGGGGGAAATCCTGTTTGACCTATTTCACGACTTAATCACACAAAACATTCGAGCAATCAAGCTCATTGCTAAGAAATTAAATGCGGTGCTCCGCTAGAAAGGCAGAAAATGAATATTATCGAAGCAACAAAAAAAGCAGTAGATGAAAATAAAGCCATCTACCGCAAATCACTTCCGCATATTAAGTTTATTCCTACAAACTCAAAAAACGCTGCATTTATCCTATTTTCAGACGACAATGACAGTCCAGCTGGAAGAATGTGGAATCCTATGGCAAAAGACATATTATCTAATGATTGGGAAGTTCTTAATTAAGTTCAAGAGACTTAGTTATTACTGAAGAAGCAATTGTTGCCAACATTGATAAAGAAACACTACCAACCTTAGATGCAACTTTTTTTGTTTCACTCCAAACCTTAGAGTCTCTAACATTGTCTAGAAATTCATGGCCTTTCCAAGTTAGACTGCCTACAGAAACATAAAAAGGCCTTGCATTAACCCAATCAATTGTTGCAATGATAAATCCAGCTTCTTCTAGTCGAATAATAGTATATTCTATTTCCTCTTTAGAGAACTTAGAAGATTGATTTTCTTCAAAATCTTTCAGATGAAGGAAACTACCAAATTGATACTCATTCTCTACATCAAGAAGCACAGCACGGACACATTCTTCATTTAATTTCAAATCAACTTTCCTCCTTTCCATAAAACTAAGCAAATACCGCAAATATCTGCTCACAGTAATTATAGCACTCGGAGGATTAAAACACATACATAGAAAGGAAATTAATGCACACACAAATTATGAATGGACGAGAAGTCCTGACAGTTCCAACAGTCATTGGATATAAACATTATGACTTAGAAAAAAGAGAAGTAGTTGGAGAAGTTATTGAATCTACTTATCGAAGAAAAGACGGAACAATGTACATTATCCGCAGATCACGAACAGAACGAGAAAAAGCTTCTATGCTCAATTCGTGCTTGTCTGACTGGGGATATTAGTATGAACAAACAACAAAAAAGCCCGCACGGGCATGCGGACTAAGACGTGATACATCTTTATATATTTTTATATATAGATTATATCACGTTTCAACAAAAATAAGAAACGGAGAACATTAAATGACGGAAGAAAAAGAACCGTATAAAGTTAAAAATGATAGTGAACTGAACTGGGTACTTGGTAAATATAAAGAACATCAAATCCAATCTGACGAGTATGAAATTCAAGCTGAAGAATCAAGAAAAGCTATCGAAGAAAAATATAATGCCGAATTGTATGAAATTGAACAGCGCCGTTTAAAACTTCAAGCTGAAGAACAGAAAGAAATGGATTATTTCAAAGGACTGGCTGAACAATATTATTTAACTCTTGAGACAAAGAGCCCCAAGAAAACTATCAACGGTAGTGTTCGATTTTCAAAAAAAGAAAATGCTTCTTATGACGATAATTTGCTTTCAGAGCTTAAAGAAAAAGGGTTCGGCAAATTCATCACAGTTAAGACTAAAACGACCGAGAGTGTTGATAAAAAGGCACTCAAAGCTTTTGTAAAAGACGGAGGTCAGCTTGTGTCGGAAGATGGCGAAATCGTAGAGGGTTTCAAGTTTGATAAAACAGAAGAATTTACAGTAAAAGTTTGAGGTAAATTATGACTATAAAAATAACTAAAGCAACTGATATTAATCGAACAGAAAACTGGAGAGTATTATTATACGGCAAGCCAGGTCTTGGTAAGACAAGTGCAATTAAAGGATTAGCCGGAAAAACTTTGGTTCTTGATTTAGATGGATCAAGTCGTGTCCTTGCAGGCTTAAAAAATGTAGATGTCATTTCATTTAATAGAGAAGAACCGATTCAATCAATGAAGGAATTCCTCAACGAGTCAAAGAACTTAATTAATGGCTGCAATACCCTAGTAATTGATAATCTCACAGCGTTTGAGAAAGATTGGTTTGTTGCTCGAGGGCTGAATAGTAAGAATGGAATTCGAAATGAAATTCAAGACTATGGAGATTATACAAACTATTTTCTAAGGCTTATCTCAAAGATATATTCTCTACCAATCAATATTTATGCTACAGCATGGGAGTCTAAAAGAGATATTGATTTAGAGGATGGAACCAAGCTGACAGAATATATCCCTGATGTCCGCAATCAAGTTTTAAATCAATTACTTGGACTTACTGATGTGGTAGGAAGAATTCAGGTTAATCCAGCAACTCACGGAAGAGGGGCAATACTCGAAGGAAGTGACGGTGTCTATGCAAAGAATCGCTTAGATGAGCGCATAGCATGCAAAATTGAAGAATTATTTAAGTTTGGTCAACAATCAAAACAAGAAAACACAGAAAACGGAGAACAAAAATAATGAAATTTAACAGAAACGAAATGAGTGCACTTTCAGGACAACAATTCACAGTGGGAGCGCATCTTGCAACAATTACTGATGTTAAAAATCAACAATCTAAAAATGGCGATCCAATGTTCAAGTTTGATATTGAAGGTAATAATGGAGAAACTGCAAATAATTGGTTTTTGTTTGGTAAACCTTGGTCAGACGGCAACTTGCAAAGAATCCTTGTAAGTATTGAAGATAACAACCAAACCATTGCGCCGATTGATTATGGACACAACGAACAAACACTTAACTTCTTGAAAAATAAACGTGTATTTATTTTAGTAAAAGAACGAACTGGGACATATATTGATAAAAACGGAGATGAGAAAGCTGCGACAGGTACTGAAATTAAATCTTTCTTGTCACGACCAGAATTTGCTTCTTTCGGTGGAGGTCAGCAAACACAGCAAAAAGCTAATGACCAATTTGGTGGGTCACCAATGGAAATTTCAGACGACCAACTACCATTCTAACTAAGTTAGTGCTGGAGGGTGGCGGAACGAGCCGTAAAGTCAATGAGTATTTAGTGTTTACACATAACCACTCATCGCCAGCTTTTAATTTGAAAAATAAAACTTGAAATAAATATAGAAGAAAGGAGTATTTGTGGCACAAAGAAGAATGTTCAGCAAAGAAGTAACAACGAGTGATTTATTCGTTGATATGCCGTCATCAAGTCAGCTTTTATACTTTCATTTAGGAATGGAAGCTGATGACGAAGGATTTATTGGTAATGCAAAAATGTTAAGCAGAGCATACGTTTCAAATAATGATGATTTGAAACTTTTGGAAGCTAAAGGATTTGTTATTGCATTTCCGAGTGGAGTCACAGTTGTTAAAGATTGGAATTTGAACAACAAAATAAGAAAAGATAGACAAAAACCAACGATATATACAGAAGAAAAAACACTGTTATCTCTTGATAGCAAAGGGTCTTATCTACTTGGCAACCAAGTGTCAACCATTCCGCAACCAAATGACAACCAAATGTCCGCACAGGATAGGATAGGAGAGGTTAGGTTAGGTAAGGATAGTATAGGTAAGGATAGTATAGACGCTTCGCAACCAAATGCCTTCCAAGAAAAAAGTTCAGGAGAAGATATAAACTCACTTCTTTCTGAATATCTTGATTCGTTTATTGAATTCTCTAGTAAAAATATTGCAAAAAGAGCAATGGCACAAGTTGAATTCATGAAACTCTCATCAGAAGAAAAGAAACAAGCAGTAATCGGAGCTAAAAATTACTTTGAATGGTACAAACAAGAAAATCCAGAAGATAAAACTAAAAAATTTAGTATAAATTCCTATGCGTTTTTAGAAAGTGCAACTTTCAAATCATTCCAGCAAAAAGTAAAAGTTAAAAAAGAAACTCTCGGGGGTCTTATCTAATGGCTTTTGATACATGGAGAGATGACGGAGAGTTTGCTGTCAAAGCGACTGATGTTTTAAAAAACTATCAAGAAGGTGGGGAACTTGGAGCCTGTGAAGTTCACGGCTGTGAGATTATCGGATCTAAGAAACCTGTGCTTTCTTATCCTAAGAATGAAAAAGGCGAAGTGATTGGAGAACCTTACTTATATGATGTAAGAGTTTGCCCGATGTGCCATGCTGAAGGAATAAAGACAGTTGCTACTAAAGCTGTCAATGACTTCTTAGGAGAATTCAAAGCTAAAAAAGGTATTGATTTGACTGAAAATGTCATTGTTAAATATGATTTCGCTGATGAATTAAGTGTTGTATCTTGTGACAACATGGTCAAGTGGATTGTTACCAATGTTGGCAGACAGAAAAAAGTAAAACGATTAAAGGTTAGAAAGTACATACATATTTCTGAAAATAGATTTTCTAGTGATGAAGCAAGAGAAAAATATTTGAAGATATTACATGATATTGAAGAAGCAGAAATTCTTATTTTCGATTCATTGGCAGATTTCACAGCAAATCAAGCTGAAAAAGCATTGACTCCTTTATTAAGCGCAAGTGATAACTGCTCAATTATCATGTTAACAATTCCAGAAAGTGATGAAAGGCTTGAACAATTGCCAGCAAGATTGAAATTTAAACTCAATAATGCGCAAGTAATGAATTTCTCAAGTACAGGACAACAAAGATGAAGTTTGAAGTTTACAATGACCATTTCCAAAATTATAAACGATATCAAATACCTAAAGCACAGCTTGTAATAGCTGACATTCCTTATAACTTAGGGAAAAACGCTTATGCAAGCTCAAATGCTTGGTATATTGACGGTGATAATAAAAATGGCGAAAGCGAAAAAGCAAATACAGAATTTTTTGACACTGATAAAGATTTTAGAATCGCAGAATTTATGCACTTTTGCAATCGGATGTTAATCAAGGAGCCAAAAGAAAAAGGAAAAGCGCCCGCAATGATTGTATTCTGTGCCTTTCAACAAATACAAATGGTAATGGATTACGGTGAGAAATACGGCTTCAAACACGCTTATCCGCTAGTTTTCGTAAAAGACTATAGCGCTCAAGTTCTCAAAGCAAATATGAAAATTGTAGGAGCTACTGAATATGCTGTGGTTTTATACCGTGATAAATTACCAAAATTCAACAATAATGGTGAAATGATTTTCAACTGGATGCCTTGGGGGAGAGATAACAAGACAATCCCCAAAATTCACCCTACGCAAAAGCCACAGTCTGTTTTGAAAAGATTAATTGAAATCTTTACTGACAAGGGAGATACAATTATTGACCCTTGCATGGGGAGCGGTTCAACAATTAGGGCATCGATTGAACTTGGAAGAAATGCTTATGGCTTTGAGATTAAGAAAGATTTTTATAATTTAGCAAAAGAAAAAATGCTCAAAGAATATGAGGTGTCGCTCTTTGAAATTTAAATTTGAATTGGATAAAATGCCAACTACTCAGCAGCAAAAAGGCATTAAAAAAGTGAAAGGGAAACTTCAATTCTATGACCGTAGAGGAACAAACAACTACAGTCTTAAAGCTCAACTCATGAAAAATAAACCGAAAGAGTGCTTTGAAAAAAGCGTTCCTTTGAAGCTATCCGTTACTTTTTTCTACGCAATTAAGCAAGAAAATCGCTGGTGGAAATGGAAAACAAGCAGACCTGACTTAGACAATCTTATGAAGAACTTACAAGATTATATGACTAAGTTGCGTTATTACAGTGACGACAGCCAGATTGTATGGCTTGAAGCTAAAAAGGTTAATGACGAGAAAAACAGAATAGAAATTGAAATTACAGAGGTATAAACCATGATTAAAACAAATTTTAACACTTTGAAAAAGCTGAATGGATTGGCAATAAATAATAATTTCAACGTTAACCACAAAGAATTGTCTGTGAAAATCAGCGGTCGAACTAAGCACAATCACGAACTTTCTCAGCTTTACTTGGATATTTGCAATAAATACAACCATTCAAAGCAAATGAAGTGGGGAGAATTATACAAAATACTTAAAGAATTGACCAAAGATAAACAAATAGAACTTTAGAAATGGATAATTAACATGATAAAAAATGAATATGTGAAACAAACATTATCAGGAGATAGTCAAGAGATTAATATTTATAAATCGGCTGATGACGAAAAATGGAATATCTCTTGTACTATTCCGAAATTTGCAAGAAAATATTCAAAATTCTTAGAAGATGGCCGAATCGTCACAAATGAAAATTCAGGGCAAATAGTTGAGATCCATGGAACTTTAAATAATAAAAGTGTTTCCTTAACCGTCGCTCGAGATATCAGTGACGAGGAACGCCAGAGAATGTCTGAACAGTTCAAAGCTCGTTTGCTTGAGAATAAAGAAAATTAGGGCGCTACGAGATAAATTAGCTCGCTTAAACTGTTTCATGGATAATTTACCACGAACTAGCTAAAAGCGCTTAGAAGCTAAAATATGAGGTATTAAATATGGGATATTACGACACAAGAAATGAAGCTAGTCGAATCAGTAAACTTGCTAGTCAAAATATATCGAGTGAGCAAACCAAAAAAAGAATTTGAACTTGATGGTCAAAGCAAATTTAACCAAGAAATGCAGGCTGAGTTTCACGAAAGAATTAAAAAATTAGGAGGAAAAAATGGTAGTTAAAGTCTTTGATGCTTATGATGCTTATATTGAAGGCGAAAAAAAAGCAACTGGAACAATTGACGAGATAGCCGATTACTTTGATATTTCCCGCACCTCTATCTCATTATGGATAAAGAATGGGAAAGATCCTAAAAAAGCTAACCCTAAATATAAGCACGCTATTTTAAATAAAGAAAAAACTAAAGAGCTTACGGAACAAAAGAAAAAAGAAGAGCGCAAACTTCCCGCTTCTGTTTATGATTATTATGACAAAGGGGAATTCATAATAACAGGAACTGCTCGAGAAATTTCTCAATTTTTAAAGATTGGCAAACATAACGTATATTCATATATCCAAGTTGGTAAGCACGCTTTTGATTACAGAAAAACAAGAAAACATGCGATTTTAAACGAAGCAGAAACTAGAAAAAGATTTCCATTGCTTTCAGTCTCATCAAAAGAAGAACTTATTGAAACAAAAGAAAAAGAACGTAGAAAGCACGAAACAAAAGAAGAACGTAGGTTGCGAAGAAATATCAGAGCGCAAATGATGATTGAAAACTCAAAAAAAGAAGAATTAGGATTATAGGAGCAGCTAGATGATACCAAAATTAAGAGCTTGGGATAAACAAGATGAGCGTATGAGTTATGGAGAAGTTGATTATTTCAACGATATGATTGAATATCGTTTTGACCATTTCTGTACTGGCGCTGATGAAGACGTTGAATTTATGCAGTCAACAGGAATAAAAGATAAAAATGGCGTTGAAATTTATGAAGGTGACATTTTAAAACTGCATGCTATATTCTTAGCTCCTGATGACAAAATCGGTTATCTTGAATATTCTCCAAAATATGGATATTCAATTATTTTTGAAGGAAATCGGTTATATCGGCAAGAATACTGGGCGAGTACAAATAAATTGAATTATGAAGTCATCGGTAATATCTATGAGAACCCTGAATTATTAAGAGAGGACACGAAAAATGACTAAAGAAATGAAAAGACCGATTAGCAATATCACTCAAGATAGTATCAAGCCTTTACTAAGCAATGCCGTAGAGTTTTATACTAACAAAAATAGGGAAGCTCACAAGTGTATTCAAGAACGAGATGAATATATCAATTATCTTGAAAGTAAACTAAGTAACGCAAAACCACAGCAAGCCCTGCCAGTCGTGCCTGAGTTCATTGGTAAGTTAATCAATACCTTTGGTACCCCTGAAGATGGAAAGCATATTAACTATACAGCAAGCTATCCTGTACATCAAAAGGAATTAGATTGGATTGATAATCATCAAAAAACGTGGTTAACTGCTCTGCTCATTGGTTTCACGGTCGAAAAACCGCAGCTGTTCTATTTGAGAGATGAGTTAACCGGACAATTCCTTGCAAAGGATAATCGGTTTAAAGACAAGGATAGATACTTTTTTTGGACTGGAGAAGACCCACTTACGCATTCTATTGGCACAGCGTGGAAATTATCATTCACCCAGCAAGAAATCGACAGCATGCAAACTGGGAGCTATGAGCTTGTGCCTGTGGAGGAAGAAAAATGACAAGAGGATTTAAAAAACTTAACGAAAATGCGACTATTCCAGAACGAGCTACAGAACATAGCGCAGGATATGACATTTCCGCAAGTGAAACAGTTACGATTCAACCTGATGAAATTAAAATGGTAAGCACAGGGCTAGCTGTTCAACTTGGAGATGATGAAGTATTGAAATTATACGACCGTTCAAGTAATCCAGTTAAGCGTGGCATTGCATTGATTAATTCAGTAGGAATTATNTTCACCCAGCAAGAAATCGACAGCATGCAAACTGGGAGCTATGAGCTTGTGCCTGTGGAGGAAGAAAAATGACAAGAGGATTTAAAAAACTTAACGAAAATGCGACTATTCCAGAACGAGCTACAGAACATAGCGCAGGATATGACATTTCCGCAAGTGAAACAGTTACGATTCAACCTGATGAAATTAAAATGGTAAGCACAGGGCTAGCTGTTCAACTTGGAGATGATGAAGTATTGAAATTATACGACCGTTCAAGTAATCCAGTTAAGCGTGGCATTGCATTGATTAATTCAGTAGGAATTATCGATTCAGATTACTATCCGCAAGAATTTAAAGGCTTATTTATGAACATCTCAAAAGAGCCTGTAACCATTTCTAAAGGTCAAAGAATAATGCAAGGGGTATTTGTCAAATACCTTAAAACAGACGATGACAACGCAAATGGAAAGCGTACAGGTGGATTTGGCTCAACTGGGGAGGTATGAAAAAATGATGAAGCAAACAACATGTTATGGCTGTGATAAACCAATCGAACCTGAATGGCTTCCAGAAGGAGAATTTATTGTATGTGATGAATGCTCTTCAGACACTGACGAACTTTCGGCTGAAAAACTCCAAGAAGAATTAGAGAGCTGCATTCAAACGTTGATTGAAGCGAGCGTTGCAGCAACCATCACTCAAGATATTGTTGTTGGAAACCTTGTAGACAGAAAGCTTGCGGACCTAGCTAAAACTCATAAACTTGCAGTTGATTACATCGAAAAAGTAACTGGAAAGAAAATCGATGTTGTACTAGCTGAGAATGCGGCGCTTGAAGCGGAGGAAGATGAATGAGCGATTTACCTAAAATGTTAAGTAAACGAGAAATTGAACTCGAAGAACTTGAAGAGGCAAAATATGTACAGTCTTTACGTGATGATATTGAAAAACTCCAAGAACAGCTTAACACTGCGAAAAAGTATATCGAGCATGTTATTGGAACGATTAAACATGATGGGCATTTAGGAACTATTCAAACAGACTGGATTTTGGCTTATTTAGAAAAAACACTCGCAGAGATTGGAGGGGATGATGAGCTGTAATCAATGTAAAAGTGAATATTATATGAGGGTTGTGCAATATGCTAGACCATTGCTACAACCACTTACACCAGAACAAGCAGTTATGGATAACTTGCATGAAATGACAGGTAAAAGATTTTATAGAATTTATCCAAACTTTTGTCCAATGTGTGGTGAAAAAATTGAAGGGAGCGGCGATGAGTGATTTAGTGAAAGTGGTGGAGGAGAAAGATGAAGCAATGGACAGATGAATTATCTCAAAAGCTTAGATATAAACGTTCTGATTTAAAACTGAATCGTGGTGAGCTTTGTAAAATATTAAAAATAGGTAGCCATACATTAAAAAATTTAGAGGAAGGTTATTGCGAAATTAAACAATCAACTTATATTAAATTGCTTGAATGGTTAGTTGATTAAATAAACAAAAAAAGCCCACGGCAATGGGCTTCGGCAACTGAATTTCTAACTTAATTATACCACAAAAGGAGAATCTTTTAAATGGCCGATAAGTTAGATAGAATTATTGGAGATTACGTTAATGGCAGACTTGAAGCCGGAATAAAATCAATTGAAAGCAGATATCTTTATAAGCAAAAAGTAGATAACTTAGGCATTCGCACAGCCTATTCTGGTGGTTCGGAGCCTGAAAGTCATGTTTTAAATAAAGAAGCACTTGAAAATGATGAGGAATACATCAAACTCAAAGACCTGATGTACCAATTCAGCTTGTGGTACGAACCTTTAATTAAGGAGGAAAAAGAAATAATCAAGCTAAAACACTGTGGTTACGGTGGTTTTACATGGTACAGAGTAATGATGGAACTTGATAATGAAGGGATTGAGATTTCAGAAAAGAAAGCTAAGTTTATTTATTATCGATTCAGAAAAGATATAAACCCTCATATTGGCTATTTCATTTGAAAGCATGGGTCAAATTGGGATAAAAACGACACGAAAAAGGCACGAAATTGGAGTGTTGCTCCTTGTTTTTGCTGATATACTTGTATTATGAAGTNACTCAAAGACCTGATGTACCAATTCAGCTTGTGGTACGAACCTTTAATTAAGGAGGAAAAAGAAATAATCAAGCTAAAACACTGTGGTTACGGTGGTTTTACATGGTACAGAGTAATGATGGAACTTGATAATGAAGGGATTGAGATTTCAGAAAAGAAAGCTAAGTTTATTTATTATCGATTCAGAAAAGATATAAACCCTCATATTGGCTATTTCATTTGAAAGCATGGGTCAAATTGGGATAAAAACGACACGAAAAAGGCACGAAATTGGAGTGTTGCTCCTTGTTTTTGCTGATATACTTGTATTATGAAGTAAAAGGCAAAAGCAAAAAACAACTACTAATTCGGTTTGGATATACTTCATAACGTTGCTGGACGATAAAACCAGCGTAGCAAGGAAAGCACCACTGGAGAGTGCGCAGGGTTCGACTCCCTGACTTGCTATTATTATTTTATTACAGGTTGTCCAATGGGCAGCCTTTTATTGTTGATGAGAGGAGATGCTATCTTGCCAATGACTGGACGTTGTCGTGAGCCTAACTGCCACGCTGTAGTTATTAGACCACTACACTATTGTACTAAGCACGCTGATAAAGAAGCTGCATATCAAGCAAGCAGAGAGCGATGGACTAATCGTACTGATAATAGTAAACGATATAAAGACTATAACAAACGCAAGCGTGAGTATAGCGATATTAAAGTAGAGCAGAATAAGTTCTATCAAAGCAAGCAATGGAAGTCTATACGTGATGTAGTAAGACGTAGAGACAACTTCCTTTGTCAGTACTGCAAAGCACACAACAGAGTAAGAACTGGTAAGATAGTGGATCACATCGTGCCAGTTGAGTTTGACTTGAATGGTAAGACCATCATGGATAACTTGGCTTTCTGTTGTAGCAAATGCCACACAAGGAAAACTAAGTGGGAACAAATTTATTATGGAACTGGTTACGGAAATAAAACTAAAAATGTAATCCCCATAAAAAATGTAAAAGATGTCCCTGATTTTCAAAAAAATGAACGATAATTTTTAATAACCCTCCCCCCTATCTTTTCACTGGGAAAGCACACACATAGGTATCGTCTTGCTTGAAAACCCATTTTTCAAAATTTTTATATAGGGGGGGTCAAAACACTAAAAGAAAGGAGAAAAAATGACAGCTAAGAAGTTCAAAGACAGTAATGACGGGAAGTTGTCCTATCGTGCACCTAAGCACCTTTCTCCTCTCGCAAGTGCTTGTTGGCGTAAAACTGTTCCCTTTCTTGAGGAACAAAAGCCAGTTGATAAGATTGATTCGTTTTTAGTTGAAATGTACTGTACTCAGTATGAAATTTATAGAAATTCATATGAACATCTAAAAAAACATGGTGAGGTTCAAGAAATTTATAAACCAGTTCAAGATATGACTGGTGAAATTATTGATAGACAGTTCCAAGGATTTAAACGTAATCCAATGACTCAAATTTACTCTGATGCAATAAAAAATCTTACGAAGATTGGTTCTGAGTTAGGTTTATCTCCAAAATCACGTTCTGAATTGATAGAGCTTAACATGCAAGATACGAATGAAAAAAGCACTAAAGATAAGATGAAGGCGTTCTTTGATGGAGGTGATGATGATTACTGAGTTAGCTCCTACAAAAACAATGAATAATCTTATCATTGAATTTAAAGTTGATTTAACGCAGGACCACGACGTCTTAGGAGCTTATCATAGTATTGATTTTTCAGAAATACGTGCTAAATATAGAGACCCTGGCACAAGATATGCATTCGCAGTATTAGACGGTATAACAAAATCTGGGTATCTAACAAAATTAGCAGCATTTAGGCATTTAAGAGACCTTCAAAGAATTGGACGTGAAGATTTTCCTTATAGATACTCTAAAAAGGAAATAAAAAATTTACTAAAAGTTGCTTCAGTTGTCCCGAATGTTGATACAGGCGAACCAACTGAGCTAATGCCTTGGCAAAAATTCATTATGTGTATGCTGATAGGCTGGAGGAATAGCGAAGGTGGAAAAAGGTTTACCGTCGCTATAATATCAGTATCTCGTGGGCAAGGTAAAACTTATATTCTAGCAATTTTGATGGTTTATTCATTTTTATTTGAAAGTCTTGGTTTATCAAATCAGGACTTTTTAGTTTCCTCGATAAACTTTAAACAGACAAGCAAATTGTTTGGATATGTTAAGACGATGCTTAAGACAGTTATAAAAATTGAACCATTTAAAACAATTGCTGCTGAAACAGGTTTGACTGATCGTTCTATTCTGAATGATGAAGTTGTCATGAAGAAAATGAATAATAAAATTCGTGCTATTTCTCATGAAGCTGGTCAATATGATAGCTTTCACTTTACAACTGCTATTTTTGATGAAATCGGAGAGGTAACTAATAGAGAAAAAATTTCTAAAATTGTTTCTGGACAAGTTTTGGTTAAAAATCATCAGTTTGTACAAATTTCAACTTCCTATCCAGACCCTAGCGTTCCTTTTAGGAAGGACCAAAAAACACTTCAAGAAGCTATGGAGAAAGATTGGGATAGAGAAGCAGATACTTCTTTGTGTTTGGTATGGGCGCAAGATGATTTATCAGAAACATTCGAGCCAGAAACTTGGGTAAAATCAAACCCTCTTCTTGAATTGGAAGATAAAAAAGATATTTTATTAAAAGGATTGATTGACAAACGAAACAGTGACTTGTTACAAGGGACACTACATGATTTTCAAACTAAAAACCTTAATATGTGGCTTCAGCAAGATGTTGATAGTTACTTAAATCTTGCTGATGTTGAAAAAGCTATTATTCCTGAATTTAGCATTCATGGGCAACGCTGTTATATAGGTATTGACTATTCAATGATGTCAGATAATACAGCGATTGCTTTCGTTTTTCCTTATTTAGATGATGAAGGAAAGCCTAAGTGGCATGTTGAACAGCATTCGTTTGTTCCATTCCAAAGAGCAGGTTCAATTGATGCTAAAGAAAAACAAGATGGTATTAATTATAGAGAACTAGAAAAATATGGTTTTTGTACAGTCACAAGCCACCAACAAGGGCTAATCAATGATGATGAGGTCTATGAATGGATTGTAAACTATATTGAAGATAACGCATTGGATGTTATCTTTTTTGGTTACGATGCAATGGGTATCACTAAAGTAATTCAAATGCTCATGAATAATACGGGCTATAATTTACAACCTATACGTCAAAGAACGAGTGAGTTGAAAGACCCTACAAAATTTTTACAAAAACTATTTGTAGAGGGCTCTATTAGTAGGCTAGATGATAAAATCATGGAAAAATCGCTGTTAAATGCGGTTTTACGAGAAGATTCAATAGGAATACAGGTAGATAAACGAAAAGCAACTTTAAAAATTGATGTTGTTGATGCGATTATTGATGCTTTATTTCAAGGGATGTATCACTTTGAGGATTATGGTATGGCAAATGATAAGAGTTGGCAAGTTGAGCACATGACACCAGAACAAGTAAAAGAATGGGTTACTAGCCAAGAATCTGGCTTATTAGACCTTGATGACGAAATAGATGATGATTGGGGATTCGATGAAGATTTTTAAAGCGTTTTTAAAAAAAATATGGGATGTTTTTGATGTTCTATGCTTCTCTTTAGCAGCTATTACGTTAAATATCACAGTTTTTCTAATGAACTTATTTGCTGGTGGAATTACATTAACAGTAACATTTATTATTTTTGGAGTTGGTTCTTGGTTTATTAGTTCCAAAATTACGAAGGGAGGTGATTGATTTTGCCAATATTAAACTTTATCAACCAAACAAATGATCCGCCAGAAGTTGGTAGTGTTCAAAGCTATTTTCCAGATGGAAATGATGCTCAAATAATGGAAAGTTTGCTTGGTGATAATAATGAATGGGTTTCAGCTCGTGCAGCATTAAGAAATTCAGACTTATTTTCTATTATCTTGCAACTATCTAGTGATTTAGCAATAGTTAAAATCAATGCTGAAAAGAAAAAGAATCAAGGAATCATTGATAATCCAAGTACTAATGCTAATAAACATGGATTTTGGCAATCAATGTTTGCACAGTTGCTTTTAGGAGGCGAAGCATTCGCTTATCGTTGGAGAAATGCTAATGGCGCTGATATGAAATGGGAATATTTAAGGCCATCTCAAGTAAATACTTATTATTTCGAGTATGAAAACGGAATGTATTATAACATCACTTTTGATGACCCTAAGATAGAGCCTATTTTACAAGCTCCACAGAGCGATTTGATTCATATGAAACTACTATCAATTGATGGTGGTAAAACTGGAATTAGTCCACTTTACTCTTTGAGGCGTGAATCAAAAATCCAAAGAGCCTCTGATAGATTAACAATTAGTTCATTGAATAGTTCATTAAATGTTCCTGGTGTACTTACTGTTAAAGGTGGTGGGCTTCTTAGTGATAAAGATAAAGCATCTCGTTCTCGTTCGTTTATGAAACGTTCAAGAAGTGGTGGCCCTGTAGTATTAGATGACCTTGAAGAATTTACTGCACTAGAAATTAAATCAAATGTAGCTCAATTGTTAGCACAAACTGATTGGACATCTAAACAATACGCCAAAGTATATGGATTATCTGACAGCTTTATTGGTGGTCAAGGAGACCAACAATCATCAATCCAAATGATGACTGGGCAATATGCAAGCGCCTTAAATCGCTTTTTAAGACCAGCTATAAGTGAATTGGAGTATAAGTTAAGCGACCACATAAGCGTTAACATGAGACCAGCTATTGACCCTCTTGGTGATAATTACTTATCTACTATTAGTACTGCTACAAGATGGGGTGCATTGGCTGAAAATCAAGCTACATTTGTCTTGCAAGAAGCAGGATATATTCCTAAAGACCTACCAGCTCCTGAAAATACAAATAAAAAGACAACTGGCCAAAGTAATGAGCCAGTACCATAGGAAAGGAGGTGGTCATGGTGATTATTCTTAGAAAGGAGGTAAATGATGACAGTAATCGACATTAAAGGAGATGTAGTTGATAATAGTTACGGAATGATGTATGACTGGTTTGGAATCGATTATACAAGTCCATCTAAAGTTAATGATGCCTTAGTAAATGCTGATGATGAAGAAATTGTTTTAAATATCGCTTCTAATGGCGGAGATGTATTTGCAGCTTCTGAGATTTATACTGCTATTAAGATGAATGGCAAACCTGTAACTGTAAATATTCAAGGGTTGGCAGCATCTGCAGCTTCAGTAATTGCAATGGCTGGAGATACGGTGAATATCTCTCCAACAGCCCAATTGATGATTCATAAGGCTATGAGTGGTAGCCAAGGAAATGCTGACGATTTTGAACAAGAAGCTAAAGTTTTAAATGGCGTTGACCAATCTATTGCTGCAGCTTATGAATTAAAAACTGGTATGAAACAATCTGACTTATTGCAGTTGATGTCTAACGAAACATGGATGACAGCTCAAGATGCAGTTGATAAAGGATTTGCAGATAATATTATGTTTGTAGATACTAATAAACCAGTATTTTCTAACTCAATCGGCAATATTCCAACTGCTGATAAACTTAATGAATTTATGAATTTCATGAATTTCAAAAATCGGAATAACCCTCCGAAAGAAGAACCAATTATAGAAAACAAACAAGCTGATTTACGTTCTCGTAAGTTGGCTATTTTATTAGAAAAATAAAGGAGACTCAAATGGGAGTTAAATTAACAGTAAATCAATTGAACGAAGCATGGATTGCTTCAGGAGATAAAGTCACAGACTTTAATGACCAAATCAACATGGCTCTTAATGATGATAATTTTTCAGCAGAGGCTATGTCAGAATTAAAAAATAAACGTGATAATGAAAAAGTTCGCCGCGACGCATTGAGAGAACAACTTGTTGAAGCTCAAGCTGAGCAAGTAGTTAATATGCGTGAAGAAGAAAAAGGTCCATTGAACAAAAGCGAAAATGAACTCAAAGACAAATTTGTTAAAGACTTCGTGAATATGGTTCGTAACCCTATGGCATTTCTCAATACTGTTTCATCTAAAACTGAAACTAGCGGAAGTGATAGTGCTGCTGGACTTACTATTCCGCAAGATATCCGTACTATGATTAACACATTGGTTCGCCAATATGACTCGCTACAACAATATGTACGTGTTGAGAGTGTTTCTACTTCAAACGGTAGTCGTGTATATGAAAAATGGACTGATGTAACTCCGTTGACTGTAATGGATGCAGAAGATGGAAAAATTCCAGACCTTGACAATCCTCAGTTGACAATTATTAAATACTTGATTAAACGTTATGCGGGAATCATCACTGCAACTAATACATTGCTTAAAGATACAGCAGAAAATATTCTTGCATGGTTATCAAGCTGGATTGCTAAGAAAGTGGTTGTGACTCGTAACCAAGCGATTATTGCAGCAATGGGTACAGTTCCTAAAAAACCAACAATCGCTAAATTTGATGATGTTATTACTATGATTAATACATCTGTTGATCCTGCGATTATCGCCACTTCAAGTCTTTTGACTAACCAGTCAGGGTTGAATAAACTTGCTTTGGTTAAAACTGCTGAAGGTAAATATTTGCTCGAACCAGACCCAACAAAACCTAATTCATATCTAATTAAAGGTAAACAAGTTATTGTTGTTGCAGATCGCTGGCTTCCAAATAGTGGATCAACAGTTTATCCACTTTACTATGGAGATATGTCGCAAGCTATTACATTGTTTGACCGTGAAAACATGTCATTACTTCCAACAAATATTGGTGCTGGTGCATTTGAAACTGATACTACTAAAATTCGTGTAATTGATCGCTTCGATGTTAAAACTACTGACTCAGAAGCTTTAGTTGCTGGTTCATTTACTGCAATTGCAGACCAAGTAGGTAATTTTACTGCAGGAAAGTAGGTAATTTATGACAGTAACTGTTGATGACTTACTAGATCAGTTATCAGAAGATGATGATCGCAAACCGCAACTTCAAATTTATTTTGATACAGCAAAAGCATATGTGAAAAATGCAGTGAGTTCTGATACAGTTGATGCTCCATTTTTCAGTGTAGAAAACGTTTCTCCGATTTATGATGTAGCTGTTCTTAGCTATTCTATGGATTTGTGGATTAATCGTTCTACGACTATGCCGCCTACTACGGCTGTAGATCACATGGTTGGTCAGTTGAGAGGCCTTTATTCTTCGTGGAAGGAGGCGCAAGATGGTCAAAACTTATAAACCGAATGATTTTAACAGAAAATGTAAGATTGGAGTTACTAAAACAGTAACTACTCCAACTGGAGGTAAGATTGAAAAAATTGACCCAGCAACGGTTTTAAATGTTCGATTTGCGGCTAAAATGAGATCACTTGCGCTTCAGTTTCAGATAATTGGTACAACTACGGCTGATACATTCGACATTGCAATTAGACATAATAAGCTAGTTACAAAGAAAATGTGTGTTCAAATAGATGATGTTCTTTACAACATTATTAATATTTCTTCTGATGAAACTGCAAAGCTTATTAAATTTGATATTTTGACTCTTCAAGCGAAGAAGAAAGGTGCTTAATATGGTTTCATTTTATGATGCGATGCAGCTTATTGTCGATAGAGCTGAAGAATTGAGTACGAAAATGTCTGTAGAAGACAAGGTAGAAGTCACTAAAGCTGGCGCAAAAATATTCGAGCAAGCTTTGAAACAAGAAGTTTTAAGTCGCCATTATCGTCATCGTGATACTGGAGAAGATCCACATTTAGCGGATAGTATTGTTATGAAAAATAAGAATATTGACGGTGTTAAAGATGGTCAAAGTGTTGTAGGATGGGAAAGAAGTACGGAAAAAGGTACTCATACAAAAGGATATATTGCCAATATCATTAATAATGGTAGTCGCTTTCCTCAGTTCACAACACGTTCTGGAAGAAAGTACAAAAAGCCTGGTGAAGTTGCGGTTCATGCAGATCATTTTATTGAAGAAACAAGAAATAATCCTGTTGTAAAGCAAGGAATATTAAAAGCTGAAGCTGAAGCAATGAGGAAAATTATTAATAGAAAAAAGAAGGAGAGTAACTTATGAAAAGGCCAGTTGAAATTGTTCAAGACATAATTGCAGCTAGTGACTTTCCGCATGATGAAATCTTTCTTGATTCTATTTCTAGTGAAAAATTAGATTCTAGTAATGAAACGCAAGTTTTACTGACAGAATCTGATAATGGACCAAGTGATTATGGTAACTCAGATTTTATTTCACTCATGTATGGTGTTTATATTCAAATCTTTTACTCGAACGCTGAAGATTCGGATATAAATATTGTTCAAAGCGAAATTAATCTGATGAAATCATTTATAAATAATGATTGGCTTATTGCGCAATCAAAAAGTCACTATATAGACCCTGATACAGGGCAAATTATTAAAAATTTAACGGTGCAACGCATCATGACGTTAAGCGAGATAGCAAATAGCTAACTCGTTTTTTATTTAAGAAAGGAATTTAAAATGGCAACAAAAGGTTTAAAAATGGTTACACTTGCTCTATTGGATGAAAAAGGAGTGATCGTTAAAGGAGAAAATGGTTTATCTACCAATGGAGTCTTCCCAATTACTGATGAAATGTTAGGTACAAAAACTGCAAACATCTCTAATTTATCAAGCCCTCCAACAATGATTTATGGTAATGATGGTCAAGTAGATGCAGATATTGCAAAAGGTACTCCTTCAGTAGCTTTTGACTTTAATGGTCTACCAGTAGCGATTAAATACAAATTGCTTGGTCGTGTTAACGATACTAAAGGTGGTTATACACAAGGACCGGCTCCAAAAGTAGCAGCCTTAATTCAAACAACTACAATCGGTACTGCGAAGCCACAATATGTTGGTTTTGCTGCTGGTAAAATGAACGAAACAGCAATGAACTTGCAAACAAATACTAATGCAGTTGTTCGTGTTGATGACGCATTGACATTTACTGCATTCTCTGTAAGTCGTTGGGGCGGAGAAGCTGTCAAATTCTTTGATGGTGGAGATTCAAAATTTACTGAAGACGTGATGATGAAAGATGTATTTAATGGTTATGCTAGAGTTGGAGTTTAATAAATTATACAACGACTACAACTAGACATTAATAATTAAATGGCGGAGTGATCCGCTTTTTATATGGGATAGATAGACGGTCTATTATATTAGGTTCGATACCTGACTATTCCGATACAAAAAGTAAAATAGAGGAGATATACAATGAAATTATCATTACCAGAAATTAGAGAAGAATCATTTGAAGTTAAAACTTCAATTAAGAACATTAAAAAAATGCATGCCTACCAATTGGAACTAGCAAAAAGCCAAGAAAAACTTGCTTCAGTTCAGGATGGAACACTAGAAGAATTAACCAAAGCAATCGCTCTTGATGATATGTCAGTAATTAATAATGCTGAAAAATTTATTACTGAAATTCTAGGTTTAAATAAAAAAGAAGTAGATAAATTAGAAGAATTTGACCGTGGTCAATTTATGAATTTGCAGTCTAAACTTGTTCTTTCACTTCAAGGGTATGATGATGATCAAATCGATACTATGTTTACTGAGGAGGTTGATTCTGCCGAAAAAAAAGTTCAAGCATTGAAGAACGAAAAGTCTACCACCACAACCAATTAATAGACTTACAACTATTTGAAAAAAATATTATCGAAAATTGGCACTGGACATTAGAACAAGTAGATAATCATGATTATTATGACTTAATTGATGTGTTTAAAGCGAATGAAGATAATAAGATGGCTTCGTTTGATGATTTGAAGAAGATGTTTGGACAATAATATTCATGTCAATACCTAATGTTTAGGTGTTTTTTTATACTCAAAAATTAGAAAGGAGTAAAAATGGCAGATATAATGGTTGATTCAGTCACCACAGGGATTGACTTGAATGAGACAAAAGCTGTTGAGGCTATCAACCGGTTAAAATCAGCAGTCAAAGATAGTACTCGTGAATGGCAGATTAATGAAGCACAGGCTAAATCTGCTGGAGATGCTGTTTCTGCATCAAAATATCGCTATGAAGGTCTTAGTGAAGCAATGGAAAAGCAAAAAGCTTATATTGCTAACCTTTCAGAAGGTATGAAGACAATCAATAGAGATACTGATGCTGGTGAAAAGGCTTATCAAAAATATAATTCTCAGTTAACCACAGCGGAACGTTCTCTTGCCTCAATGACAGGGCAATTAAACCGTGCAAAATCAGCTTATGAGTATCAACAAACAGGTATTGAAGATTTAAATAAATCTCTCAGTGCTAATGATAAACTCATGCAGTCTCAAATTGATTTATATGAGAAGACCCGTAATAAAATGGGAGCTGCCAAAGCTGAAATTTCTGGCCTATCTACTTCATACGCAAAGCAAACTGAGATTTATAGAGCCCAAGTAACTGAGCTTAAACGATTAGAAGCTGCCGAGGGTACAAGTTCAGAAACGCTTGTTAAGCAAAAAACAAGGGTAAATGAAGCTGCTTCGTCATTATTAAACTATAGAAATAAACTCTTAGAAGCTAACTTGGCAGTTACAAAGATGCAACCGTTTAATTCTGAGTCTCTCATTGGTAAAGGTTTAAATACTGTTTATCAAACAACTGAGAAAGCTACCGATGTAATGGCAGCAGGATATCAGAAAGTAAAAAGCGCAGCTTATCAAAGTGCTTTTGGGATTGCTGCAATTGGTGCAGCTTCAGTTAAGGGCGCACAAATGGCCTCTGAACTTCAAAACCAATATAAAACAACTTTTAACTTATTAGTAACTGGTGGCGAACAAGCTAAAGAAGCTCAAGAAAATGTCAACAAAATGCAAGAGCAAGGTTCTGAACTTTCTGTTAAGTATGGTAAAACTCAAAAAGAAATAGCAGATGGATATCAAGAACTTATTAAACGTGGCTATACAAGTTCCCAAGCGTTGGCCGCATTACCTACAATGTTGCAAGCGTCTGTTGCTTCTGGTGATGACTTTACTGATGTTGTTCATAATTCTACTGCTGCTCTTGAAAGCTTCGGGATGCGTTCAAATGATGTTGCAGGTATGACGAAAAATACTAAAGAAGCTGTTAACCAGATGGCTTATGCAGCAGATATGACAGCAACTGATTTCCAAAATATGGGTGTAGCTATGGAGTATGTAGGGGCATCGGCTCATCAAAGCAAATTAAGTTTGTCAGAAACAGCCTCTGCAATTGGTATTCTTTCTAATAATGGTCTTGAAGCTGATAAAGCAGGTACTGGACTTAGAAAAGTTATTGTTTCACTACAATCTCCAAGTAAAGATGCTGCGGAAGCACTATCTGGAATTGGTTTAAGTACAAAAGATTTTGTAGACCAAAATGGGAATATGAAGTCAATGACGGAAATTTTCGGATTGTTAAACCAACATACAGAAAAACTAAGTTCATTCCAAAAAGGACAAATATTCCATGCTTTATTTGGAACAACCGGTCAACAAGCGGGTGCAATTCTTTCTGAAAATGTTAAGCAATTAGGTGAACTCGATGACAAGGTTAAAAAGTCAGCTGATGGTCAAGGGTATGTTGTTAATCTTGCAAATAAGAATATGCAATCTACTCAAAATGAATTAAAACAATTCAAGGCAGCTGGTGAGGCTGTTTTAATTATGATTGGTCAAAGGTTCTTGCCAGTTTTATCTGACGCAGCCACTTCAATGGCTAAGGCATTTAATTCTAAAGAGGGCAAGCAAGGACTTGAAGAAATAGCTGGTTGGATTGCTAAGATTTTCCAAGGTATTGTTGATACTGTCAAATTTATCGGAACTCATAAGGATGAAGTAGTAACCTTTGGTAAAATCTTTGCTGGAATTTGGGCTACTAAGAAAATAGGAGATGTTATTTTATGGCTTGAAAAACTGAAAAAATCTTTACTTGAAATTCAAGCTATTGATGCATTATCAGGAGGTTTAGGAACAGGAGGCATTAAATCTTCTGTAGGTAAAGGTGTTGCTGCTGAAGCTGGAACAGTTGCTTCAACAGTAACTAAAGGTGGAGTAGCTGCTGAAGGCGAAGCACTTGTTGCCTCTGGCGGTTTATCAAAAGCTACTTCCTTAATTCCAAGACTATTAGGAATTATTGGTTCTGTAGGCGGAAGTACAGTCTTGTCTGGCGGAATAAATGCAGGAGCTGAATTACTCAGTAAAGATAGTACAGCTCAAAAGACTGGGGGAGTTGCTGGCTCACTCGGTGGAGCAGCGGCAGGAGCAGCGATTGGATCTCTTATCGCTCCTGGTATCGGTACAGCAATTGGTGCAGCTATTGGCGGGATGGGTGGTAAAAACTTAGGTAAAAAGCTTGGGGATTTGATTAATAATGGATTAAAAGAATCTTCATTAAAAAGCGAAAAGCTACCAGTTGTTAAGTTTGACCCTAAAGCACCAACAAAAGACATGAAAGAGTTCTCCAAGGACTACCAAGGATTCTTGGATAAAATTAATAAGGCATCAAATGTTGATATTGTCGATGAAAAATCACTTGAAAAAGCTAAGAAAGCAACTGCTGATGCTTATGCACAAATGTCTAAAGATATCGATAAATTCTACCAAAAACAAGAAAAGGATTCTAAAAAGCAAATTGATATTCTAGTTAAAAATGGTGTAATTACTCAAGCTCAGGCTGACAAATTAAACAAAGGTCAAAAAGATTCAGACGATAAGCAGAAGGCAGCTCAGAAAAAGAATCTTGATGAGATGAAGAAGAATACTGATAAATATTATGATTCTGTTGCTAAAGAGCAAAAAAGCAATCAACTTCAAACTTCTATGAACGAGATGAATCATGCTAACCTAATGAAAAAAATTAAGTCCGGGAATACTTCTGAACTTCTCAAAATAGAGAAAACTTATGGCAAAAATTCTCCTGAATATCAACAAGAAATGAATAAAGAAATTGCTAAAGAAAATAGTGATTTCAATAAGGCTCAACAAGCTGCTAAGAAGAAACATAATGAAGCGATGAATAAGCTTGAAAAAGATTATGCAAAAACGCAAACCAAAGCCGAAGAGCAGATGAATAGTCAAATCAACACTGCTACCAAAATCGCCCAAAACAAGCAAATGGATCTTTTAGAAGATTTAAAAAATAAAAAAGGTAAATTAAATCAGAAACAATTAATTGATACGCTTGAAAAGGCTGATGATGAATATAAAGGGGTTAAGGATAAGGCTAAAAAGCAAAAAGATGAAGCTGTTAAAGCAGCTAATGAAAAATATAAGAAAACCGTAGCTGCTGCAGACAAAGAACGTGCAGAAAACGGGTCAATGTCCAAGAAACAGTATGATGAAATTGTTAAAAATGCTCAAAAGCAACGTGATGGAGCAATTTCAGCAGCTAAAAAGCAACAAGAAGAGGTTACTGATAAAGCCAAAAAGACTCATGACAAAACTGTAAAATTAGCTAATGATAAAGCTGATAAAAATGTTAAAGCTGCTGCGAAAGAGCAAAATGAAACTGTCAGCCAATATACTAAAGGCTTTAGGAAGTCACGAAATTTAATCAATTCATTCATTGATGGAATTAATGGAGTGCTTAACATCTTACATAAAGGTTGGGGAAATATCGGTCATGTTAGCCTTAAAGGTTTTGCGACAGGTACTAGTGGTTTAGCTCAAGACGAAACAGCTTTAGTTGGTGAAGAAGGTTTTGAACTTGCTCATCATCCAAGCCGTGGTATTTTTGCAGTTGGACAACAGGGCCCTGAAATTCGTAACTTGAAAGCTGGTACTTCGATTCTTCCTCACTCAATGTCAAAAGAATTCTTATCATTAACAGCTAATTTACCAGCTCATGCTGACGGTGTATCTGGCTTCCTATCAGATGCGCTTGGATGGGTTAAATCAACATATAAAGATGTCACAAGTGTTATTTCAAAAGGACCTAAAGGAGTTGTAGATGCTATTTATAATGGCTTAGGATTAGATGATTTAGAAAATGATTTTCCGCCAGTTGTGACTAGGATAGCAAAGGGGTCAGCTCAAACAGCACAAGATAATTTTATAAAATTCTTACAATCATTCTTCAAAAAAGCTGAATCGGATGCAGGAGGATCACAAGGTTCACCATCTGGTTCTGGTGTTCAACGTTGGGCTGGACAAGTTAAACAGGCGCTTGCAGCTAACGGCTTGAGCACAAGCCAAGACATGATTGACCGTGTGCTCCGTCAAATTTCTTCTGAATCAAGCGGTAATGAAAAAGCAGTACAAGGAAATATCGGGGATATTAACAACATCACTGGTGACCTTGCGAAAGGGCTGATGCAAACAATCTCCTCAACTTTCAACGCCAATAAATTCCCTGGTCACGGTGATATTTTTAATGGTTACGATAACTTATTAGCTGCTCTTAATTATGCTAAAAAAACCTATGGCCCAAGTTTGTCATTTCTTGGAAATGGACATGGCTATGAAAACGGTGGAATCATAAATGCTCATGGATTCTATGAAATTGCTGAAGGAAATCGTCCTGAAATGGTTATTCCGCTTGATCCACAGAAGAAATCGAGAGCGACACAATTATTGAATCAAGCAAGCCAAACGATTAATAACAATCAAGGTTATTCAAATAATGTTACTGATTTCTCGCCAGTTTTAGCTTTATTATCCAATATATTTAACTCCATTGAAGATGTTAAGAAAAATCCTCTAATAGCTTATGCTTTATTAGATGGGCGTAATGTGTCTCAAGGGTTAGCTCCTTATATGAATCAAGCCTTAACTGACTATGTAAATCAACAAGATAGATTGTGGGGTAAAAATTAAAAATGGCTTTTTCAGTTAAATTTAATGATGTAGATTTATCGACAATCGTTGATGGATTTACAGCAATTACAAGAAATATAGGGGCTGGTTGGACGAATACGGTTCAACCTAATCCTATTATCGGCGCCGATTTCACGCAAAATTCAATTAATTCGAAATCAATTACAGTTAACTTTATTGCAGATGTTAAATTAGACCGTTTCACCTCTGTGAGAAAGGCTTTGGCTAGTGCTTTAAATGTAAAGCAA